TCTGAATCATTTCCCTGGATTGCTGCATTCATTTTCTGCAAAATTTCTGCCTTTTCCATTGCTAAAACATCTTTATTTTTCATATTTAACCTTCTTTCCGGGACATTCCCTTAAATAAATTTAATAAGCTGCTTTGGTTTGGTTCTGGATCTTTTCTTGACTGGTTTACATTTTTTACTAACTGTGCAATTTCTTCTCTAAGCTGCTTTTGATTTGTAACTTCTTTTTTCAGCTGATTGATTCTGGTAAGGTTTAACTGATTAATAGAACTTTGATCTGCCTCTCCTGAAATTTCATCTATCAACCCATATTCAAGGCATTGCTGTGGAGTAAGGTATGTTTCTGTTTCCATCAACTCCATTAATTTTTCTTCTGTAATAGTGGCTCTTTTCATGAAAACCTTACGATTTGATTCCATCATAGCATCAAGATCATCCGCATATTTTCTAAGCTGCGTAGCGTTTCCCTCACACTGCATCCACATATTGTGTATGAGGGCTGATGTTCCAAGCCCCATAATACGCTTATCACATGCTTGCAGAATAAGAAAAGCAACACTGTGTGAAACTCCGTCAACATATCCGGTTTTTGTGCTCTCATGCTGAACCAACTGATTGTAAATTGCGGTTCCTTCTTTTACAGATCCGCCGTTTGAGTTTATATGTAACTCAATCTCACTTCCGCTGCTGATCTTTGCCAATTCTTCACGGAAATATTTCGCTGATGTTTCAGAATCATCAAATTCCCATGTATTCCAGTTGAATTTTCCCGTTGCAGAAACATCATCATAGATGTATAGCAAATGAACATTCTCCGCTTTTTGTGATGGTTCAATTTTCCAAATCATTTTAGACTCATTCATCTATTTTCCTCCTTCCATTTTCTTCTCATTTAATCCAAGGCTTTCTAGTAAATCCTGTACTGTTGAATAATTTTTAGTAATGAAATGTTGATTAGCCCACTCTTCTTCTATTGCCTCCTCTCCTATTACCTTTCTGATATCATTAATACAGAAAGCACCTGATGATATCAATTTATCAATTGATGTTGAAACATCGAATAGATCAATATGTTTTACTGCCGTTGTAACAATTTTAAGATAATTACCCTTTTTAAATCCTTCATATCCATTACGTTTTCTGTTTATCTCTGTCTGCAGCGTATTAACCAATGGATCTAAGCAAAGAGTGAGAAGTTCATCTATTGCCTTTGATGTGTCTTGTACATCCCCTTTTGCCAGCGCAGGAGGAAAAGAAAATGCATGGGCTGTAAAGTCCGTTACATCGTCTATCATTGCTCTAATATCTCTTGTGCCTTCGTTTGAATATGTCTTACTACCTATATCCGTATATTTATAACCTTCGAATAAAGGAAGTACTGCATTATCTGCATTAAAAAAGCGCTTAAAGCGCTCATTTACCAATGCTTCGTAAGTCTCTTTAAAGTTTTCTTTTCCTTCTGCGAGAGAGCCAATGTCAAGTATTCCTCTGTTTCCTCTTGACTTCTTATAGCTTTTCATTCCGTAGGCTATCATCAATTTATAACTATCATAAATTCCATTTACCAGCTTACGCATATCTTTGTTGTTAAGTTCCCAATAAAGCACTTCTTTTTGATAAAATGTCTTTTCAAATGTTAATTCGTCAACAGTGACCCCGGTAAAAGCATAATCATACAATGCATATGTTTTTTTTTGAAAACTATCTGCTACAAGTAGCTGACCATTTATCTCTATTACTAAGCATTCATTTTCCCTATACAATTTAGATATTAACTTTTGCAAGAATGCGGCTGAGTTTTGGTTTTTGTTAGGTTCTATATTCCAGGTATAATATTCCATACCCTTTACTTCTTTGTGGTCCATATATGTTTTAAATTCGCATTTGCTTAATGCTCCAGCAATTTTATTTACAATAGACCAAAATGCAATTTCTCTAACATATATTTCATCCGCTAATCCAAAAAATTCCGTCTCATCAATTTGTTGTACAGAAACTTTTTCCGTATCTCCTGACAGCCTTTCTTTTATAAATCTCCAGAAATCAAATCCCAAGTATTCACCTCCTTTAATATTCGCATACTCCAAAATCTGGCGTTCTTGTGCTGCTTGTTACTGGAAGCGCATCTTCAACAACCATGGAAGCAACTAACGCCATGAACGGATCTGTTTTTCTACTCTTTGCTTCAATCTTTCCATACACATAATTTCCAATATCATTATCATCCTGTTTTCCGGTTTTCCTTCCGAACCGTACCAGCTTTGCATTATTTGTTGCCCATCTTAGTTCGGGAGCATTTCCCCATGTGAAATAATTGTTTGCAAAGCAACTATCAATTACCGGAACCACCTTCATAATATCGGTTAGCTTAACCAGTTTCAGGTTTTTGTTAATCTTCATGTCAAATCCAATTTCTCTTAGAGCATTTGAAAATAATGTGAAACGGAAATCGTCCATTGCAAGCATACGAATATCATACTTTTTCTTTGCTTCGATGATGTATTCCATAATAAGCTCCGGGTGAATTTCCACATCATCAACTACTGTTAAACGTCCGTCTTGTTCCCATTCTTTCCACGGGCATTTCATTCTTGGTATATCCTTTGATTTATTACACAGCCATGAATGGTTAATATCGTATCTTTCATTTCCTTTTCTGAAATGCAGATTTACGGAAGCAAAGTCAGTTACCTTTGTATAATCAATACCACATGTGCATTTCCAACCTTTTAGATCAGGTAATTCTTTATCGGTTGCAGCTATGTTTTCCCAGTCTGTTACCTTTATTTCACTACTTCCTTCTGGCAAATTCATTCTTTTTGTCATAAATGCAGGAAGTCTTTGAGGATTCTTTTTCCATTCTTTGTATTCTTTTTTAATTTCTTCTTTCAGATCTGGAAGATAAGGCAGTGATGGATTTGCCTTTTCCCAGTTAGATTCATCATCCACTTCTTCTTTTGAATCTAATCTGCAAATAAATGGCAGTAAACCATTATCAGGTTCTTCACCAAACAGAATATTATCTGATGTTTCAAGAAGATCGTCAAGCGGTCCTTCTCTTACATCCCCCTGTGTTGTATAATATGATCTCCTTGGGTGTTTTTTCTTTCCAAGTCCTGTTGTAAAAACATCAATATTTTTATAGTCCTCATACTGATGGATCTCATTAAATACAACTATTCCCGACCTTAATCCATCTTTTCCTTTTGGATTGTTGGTCCGTCCTCTGATTATTGCTTTTGTTTTTAAACAAGTTACTTTTTCTTTCGTCCAGTAGAAAAACTTTTTAAGTTTTTTTATCCACTTAGGCTGCTCAAATGCTTCTATGATGTCCTGTACTGGGCGCATTGCCTGTTCTTCATTATTGGCACAGATATCTACATCATAAGATCGAATACCGTTGTAGTGAGAGGATAGGCAAACAGATTCCAGCGCAATTGTTCCGTCTTTACCCGCTCCTCTCCCGATTAAACAAAATAAATCAGGCCATCTCGGCATACCAGAATCATCCCAATATGTGCAATCGTGCAATCCTATAACAAATTCCTGCCATGGAAATATCTCTTCGTAAGGGAAATACTGTGCTAACCCAATATACTTTTCCAGCTGTTCAGCATTTACATGTATTGCTTCATTTTCAAAACAATACTTTACATACTTTACAAGAGCCTTAATTTCCTTACATGTGTTTATCTCCCCGGATTCAACCATTTCTATAAATCGTTCAATCTGTATGCTACAATTCTTCATCCGGATCACCACCGCTAAGAGATGGTTTAATACCTATACTGTCTAATATTTTCAGCATTTGCGTATTAACTTTTAATACCTGTTCTACCGATTCATTCTTTTTTACACCTCTTTGTCCTCCTCCGTTGTTGTACGTCACTGTAACGCCTCTTGCTTTAACATCAAATATGAGCAAGTTCTTTGTGATCCAAAGTTCCATATAATCCTCTATCAGATCAGCATAATATTTTCCGGTTGTTCCATTTCTTTCCAGCTGATCGACCATGTCTGACCGAATATATTTATAATTTTCTGACTCTTTTAATGCTTCTGCAAGCACTACGCATTTTCGTTTTGCCATTATACCACCCCCCTCACGCGAAAATTATCCCGATTTCTTTTGTCGTGTCCTCCCACCGGTCTCCGCTTACTGGGTTAAAATGCGATTTTTTTCGACCGGGGGTATCTATAAAAAACGAATATCAATACCTATAAATCCAATCATTAAGGACATAACATTTTCGTTTAAAGAAAAACCAAACAATAATGTACCAGGATTAAAAATTACAAACTCTATCAAGCTACCACCTTTCTTCTGTCAAAGGTTTCTTTCCCTCAGGTTTCCTGTACCCATGTCTTTCTTCATGGCAATCATGGCACAGACTTATAAGATTTCTTTTTGTTTCTCCTCTCCATGTGTACCATATTTCAAGAGCAAGATCCGGATGTTTTTTAACATAATTACAATGGTGTACTGTATTTGCTTTTGTATATTTTCCTTTTGCTTTACAGTCCTGGCATTCGTAGTGATCCATTTCTAATACTTTGCTTCTAACGTGTACCCATGGTTTCCAGATATAAAACCTATGAATATCATTATCACTAATACATTTTTTTACATAATCAATCTCTATATTCTGCATTGGCTTCTCCTTTTTCCCCAATAGAAAACGCCCATCAATTTGACAGGCGTTTTCTTTAAGAGGACAGAATGGCATTTCCATGGACTTCCAGGGGAGAAAGCATGTTGCAATTGGTATTTATTACCTTTTGCATGATATAATTATAGCATACCTTTTTCAAACTTTTTCCATCAGTTTTCCATCAGTTATGTTAAGTAAATCTTTATGGCTTTTTTCAAAAGCAGTTAAAGCCTCGCCATGCTTATTTATTATGTGCTTATATGAATATCCCATGTCACAGGCTATTTGAGTAAAGTTTTTCTCTCCTCTTATGTATCTGCGATAAAGAACATCTATGTACAGTCCATCTGTTAAATCATGAATTTGATCTATGTACTTGTGTTTCAATTCCATATATTCTATTATTTGACTTTCTATCTCTTCTTCAAGAGTTACAACCTTTAATGCCTGTGATTCCGTTTGTCTTCCACTTGATCCCGACAACGTTGTTTGTACTCTATCAGTTTCGGAACCTCCTGTAACGATTCCTCTATTTCTTTTCGCCTCAATTAGCTCCTGTTTTTTATGCTTAATTTTTTGTTCAAGCTGTTCCAATTGACTTAGATACTCTTTTGCTTTCATTAATTTTTCACCTCCTGCTGCCCTGTCTGCCTTACGGCAGACTCACAACCCAAGTTGATTGATTTGTTTTTGTAAATCATCTAACGCAACCCATTTATTTTGTGCCACTGCTCTCAATTTATCATCATGGCTCAATCCCACTATATCCCCATAGCTTTGCTTTGAATTATCTATGAGATCCATGATTTTATTTTTCACGATCTCAACCTTTTCTAATTCAGCCGTTTTCATTCTGAAATACTCATTCTCATTCTTCAATTCTGCTGCCGTTGCCATCACAGCATCACCCCTTTCGCGGTCTATGTATCCTCCTAACCCTGTTTCCCGGAACATCAACATATTCCCCAGTATTAAGGAGAATACCGATTAAGTTTTCACTGGTTCCGATTAATTCACCATATCTTTTTTCTGGTATAACCATTACCGGAACTATCGGTACTACTGGCTTACCATCTTTTGTATATTCCCATTCAAGTTTCATTTATCCTCCTGCTGCCATTTGCAGCTTACCTTTATAAGCTTACCTGATACCGTACTTATTCTTGTATGCACTTGCCTTTTCACTGTATTTCTGAAATAGTCTTCTTTCCTGCGCTTTTTCTTTTCCTGTTGCTCCCGGTCTATTGCTGTAATATTCCAATGCGTGCTTTATAATCTGTGTTTCCTTATAATCATTCAATAAGGTTCCTCCTGTCCTGCTTCCGTTTGCAGCTTATTTTTTGAAAATTTCAGTTTTACTTGGCATGTAAATCAACCAATAGGGTGTAAGTACGCCACGCCCTTTCCACTTGTAAGAGCATAATCTATTTCTGATTTTGTACTATCTCCTATGTAACCGTCCACATTAATCACAAATATTTCGTCAGCCATATCGATTTTACGCTTATGCATATCATCAAGCATTTCCTTAGTTCCGTCCGACCAGACTTCATTATCTCCAGAATGTCCAAACAGTCCAACAGACATTACGATATACCCATCTAAGGTTAACTCTTTCTGCGTTTTAAAAAACTGCTCTTTAAATCGTGTACTGCCACATAAGGTAACTACTTTATATTTTCCTACCATGTTTAAATTCTCCTTAAATCTAAGTTTACATGACTAAACTACTGCATAAAAAAACTACTAACTTAATTACTGATAGCTAGTAGTTTTTACATTTTCATTTTATTTGCATCGAATTATGATCATAATCTTATCGTCAAATCAGTTTTTGTTATTCTTCCACGTAAACCTTGGACCTTCTTCCCCTATTTCTCCATTGGCTAAAAATCCCGCTTTTTGGAGAACTCTTTGAGATGCA